CGTCCGCGTCGTCGGCAATGAGTTCGAGGTCGATGGCCGCATGTTCGTGTCGGGCCTTGTGCGCAACGCCAAGGACGCCCAGCGCATGTACAACTACTGGGTCAGCCAGGAAGCCGAGATGCTGGCCCTGGCGCCCAAGGCCCCCTTCATTGGCTATGGCGGCCAGTTTGAAGGCTACGAGATGCAGTGGAAGACCGCCAATACGACCAACTGGCCGTATCTGGAGGTCAACCCGGACGTTCAGGACGGCGCGGGCAACGTGCTGCCGCTGCCCATGCGCGCCCAGCCGCCAATGGCCCAGACGGGCCTCATTCAGGCCAAGATGGGTGCTGCCGAGGACATCAAGGCCACCACCGGCCAGTACAACGCCTCGCTGGGCCAGCAGGGCAACGAGCGCTCTGGCCGCGCCATCCTCGCCCGCCAGCAGGAGGGCGACACCGGCACCTACCACTTCGTCGATAATCTGGGCCGGGCCATCCGCTACGTGGCCCGCCAGTTGGTCGATATGATCCCCAAAATCTACGACACCCAGCGCGTCGCCCGCATCATTGGTGTGGACGGCGAGGTGGGCATGGCAAAGATCAACCCGATGCAGGCCGAGCCGGTCAAGAAGATCGTCGATCAGGCGGGCACGGTGCTGGAGAAGATCTACAACCCGTCGGTCGGCGTCTACGATGTGGTGATCACCACCGGACCCAGCTACCTGACCAAGCGCCAGGAAGCCGTCGAGGCGATGGCCAACATCCTCCAGACCAGCCCGCAGTTGTGGCAGGTCGCAGGCGACTTGTTCATCAAGAACATGGATTGGCCGGGTGCGCAGGAGATGGCGGCCCGCTTCAAGAAGATCATCGACCCGAAGGTGCTGGCCGAGGACGACAAGTCGCCCGAGTTGCAGGCGGCCGAACAGCAGGTCGAGGCGGTGTCGCAGCAGCTTGAGCAGGCGATGGGCCTCCTCAACAACGTGCAGTCGTCGATGGACGCGCAGGAACTGCGGATCAAGGCGTACGAGGCCGAAACCAAGCGCATTGCGGCCACGTCGGCCGGCATGTCCACCGAGCAGATCCAGGACATCGTCATGGGCACCATCGCTGCGGCGGTCGAGACGGGTGACATCTCTGGCAACCGCCCGATGATGCCGCAGATGCCGGATGACCGGGGCGCGATGGGCGCACAGGAAGAACAGATGGGACCAATGGAATGAGTAACTGTGACAAGTTCATAGGCATGCTGTTTCTGGCCCGTGACGTGACGCACTCGGCGCACCTCAACACGCGGTCTTTTGCCAAGCACAAAGCGCTGGGTAAGTTTTACCCGGAGATCGTTGATCTAGCGGACAAGTTTGCCGAGATGTACCAAGGCAAGTACGGCCTGATCGGGCCGATTGCGCTGATGTCGGCGGACAAGTCCAACAATGTGCTGACGTTTCTTGAGGCGCAGGCAGAACAGATCGAGAAGACCCGGTACGACGTGGTTGACCGGGAATGTACGCCGCTTCAGAACGTCATCGACGAAATTGTCGGATTGTACTATACAACCATCTACAAACTGAAGTTCCTCGCATAAGGACGCCACCTATGGGCCTCAAAACCACTACCGTTTGTTTGGGCTACCAGCAGATCACGCCGGACACCTCGACGGGTCTGACCGTTCCCGCTCTTGCACCCGATGGCTCGCAGCAGGAACCGACGTTCATCGTCGTCACCCCGGAAATCCAGAACGTCCGCTGGCGCGATGACGGCACCGCGCCTACGTCTTCGGTCGGCATGCCGGTTTTTGTCGGCACGTCGCTGCTGTATGATGGCGACCTCAACAAGATCCGCTTCATCAACGTGGTGGCTGGCGGCAAAATCAACGTGAGTTACTACGCATGATCAGCATCACGGGGGTTCCGCTCAACATTGCTGGCGCAGCCTCCGCTGCGGGCTACATTATCACCGCTGACGCGATCCTCACCGAAAGCGGCACCACGCGCACGCTGTCGTCCGTTGACAACGGCAAGATCATCTACTGCACCAGCGGCTCCGCAACGACCATCACCTGCGCCGCAGGGCTGGGCGCAGGCTTCTCCTGCACGATCATCCAGGGCGGCGCGGGCAAGGTCACGGTGGCTGCCGGCGGCCAGACGCTGGTGTCCTACTCCAGCCTGTTCAGCACAATGGGCCAGTATGCGGTCATCTCTCTCATCTGCCCCGTTGCGAATACGTTCGTCGCAGCCGGCAACCTCGGGGTCTAAGCATGGCGGTTAATCTTTCTCCTATCGGCGGTGTGGCTGCGCAGTTTCTTGACAACAGCGGCAATCCGCTGTCGGGGGGCAAGATTTTCACGTATGCGGCGGGCACCACCACGCCGCAGAGCACCTACACGTCTGCTGGAGGCGCGACGGCGCATGCCAACCCGATCATTCTGGACGCTGCCGGCCGCGTGCCGACAGGCGAGATCTGGCTGACCGACGGGCTTCAATACAAGTTCATCATCAAGACCTCGACGGACGTTCAGATCGGGTCTTACGACAACATCATCGGCATCAACTCCAATTTCGTTAACTACACCAACAGTCAGGAAATCCAGACGGCCACGTCTGGCCAGACCGTCTTTACACTGACGACTATGGTGTACCAACCTGGTACGAACTCTCTGTCGGTGTTTGTGGACGGCGTGAACCAGTACGGTCCGGGCGCGCTCTACTCGTTTATTGAAACGAGCGACACGGTCGTCACTTTTAACACAGGTCTGCACGTTGGCGCCGAAGTAAAATTTACGACCTCTGCTATCAACGCCTCGTCTTATGGTGACGCTGAACAGATCAGTTATACCCCGCCGTTTACAAGCAGTGTTCCGACCAATGTCGAAGCCAAGCTGGCGCAGACTGTCTCGGTCAAGGACTTTGGCGCTGTTGGCGACGGCGTTACGGACGATACGGCCGCTATTCAAGCGGCACTAAACTATTGTGAAACAAACGGTGCCTTTTTATCCGGTCAGCCGGGAACGTACCTTATCACCTCGACCTTAACCATTAAATGCAACGGCGACCTTTCCCTAATGGAAATTGAAGCCGACGCAACGGACTTTAGCCCAGCTATTCAGGTTGGCCCAGCCACCGCAGGACAGTATCTTTTCGATGTTGAACTTGTTCTACCCAAGATAACCAACACGGCTAAAGTTGGCACCGGATGGACAGGTTTCGACACGGCAATCGGCGTGTTGTGCGCTAACGTATATCAGTCTCGGATTACGGCCCCATACATCTACAATTTTGGTGTGGGCCTAAAAACTGGCGGATACGGCGTAGGTAATGTTTACAACACGTATTACATCGGTGTTCTCTTCGGCAACAAAATAAACTTGCAGTGTATGCCTGGCGATATTAACGGCTGGTCAAACCAGAACACGTTTATTGGTGGTCGTTACGGATACTCATCTGCGGAAGGCTCTGCGGTTTCTGGTGTTATTCAAATTCAACTTAGAGATTTTAGCGCAGGCGGCGCAAATGCTCCCAACACCAACGTATGGCTAAACCCATCTGTTGAAGGCAACGAACCCGAATTTCACTTTGATATTCAAGGTTCTTACAACACTATTATCAGCCCTCGTTTGGAACTGTCTGGCGGCGTATCTGCGCGCATTAACTTCCACGCAGTATCGGTTAATGAAACCGTAGCTAATAATTTTATTGCTGGATACAAAGCAGGCATAACCTATTCGTTTAGCGGCGCAGGAACATCTAGTAGCAACGGCTACCTCGCGGGACGCGGCGGAAACACAATGGATTTTAGCGGTTCCGGCTATAACGTCCGTAATGGTTCCGGCAACACCCTTACCGCCCCGCATTTTCAAGGTTTTCCCGCCGCTGTTCAACCGCTGCCAAAAGACGAAACGTCGACCGATTGGACGTACCGCATCTATGGCGAAGGTTTTGCCGTTAAAGCCACAGGAAACACACAGCCAAAAGTACAGATTGATGCTTCTGGATATGTGTTTTTTGGTAGCGGAACGGCTGCCGTTGCGGGGGGCTTGCGGTATAACGCTACGCCTGCCGCAATCACCAGCAATATAGACTTCGCGCCTGATGCAGATGCCACACTCAAGTTGGGCACAGCAAACCGTCAATGGGCACAGATTTGGGCTACGCTGCCAACTTATGCTGATAACGCTGCGGCGCTTGCTGGCGGTTTGACTGCTGGCGCGTTTTACAAAACTGCGGCTGGTGATGTAAGGGTGGTTGTATGATCACGCCGTCTTTTGGGCTTACGGCTACAGAACGTGTGCTGCCTCGTCTTGCACTGGACTTTACTACGGCATCGCTTGATCCCCGCGTTGCCGTTACACGGGCGTTAAACACAGCCACCCGCACAACTGAAACAGGCGCGGTTGAAATTGTGAACGCCAATTTGCCTCGCTTTGATTACGCCTCTGGCGTCTGCCGAGGTTTGTTGATTGAAGAAACGCGGGCAAACCTTCTCATTAACTCGGTGTTTGCGGGGGCTGTTGCTGGAACACCTGGCACTGCACCAACGAGTTGGACTGATTTCGTGTCTACGGGCACAATTACATCCGTAGCATCCGGTATTTACGCCGCTGGAAACGCTATCCGTATAGCCAATACAGGCACCCGCAGAGCTTTTTACAGAACCCAAGCGGTATCAGCTAACACTACCTATACGTACAACGTGACAATTACGGTTAATAGCACCCCCGTTGCTGGTTACCCTCGTATTTTAGACTGCATGAATATCGTTAGCGGGCTTGCGGGATCGACGATAACTTACCAGTTAAATGGCGCTGCGGCTACATCTACAACAACAATTCCAAACGGCCAAACCTCTAAAGTAACGGCTATACTTGCAGTCGCGGCTGCAGCGGGTAATGTCGAAGTGCGTTGGGGGCTTGGCATCAGCGGCGCAATTGATGGCGACGTAACTATTCAAATGCCTCAATTTGAAGCCGGCGCATTCGCCACCAGCTACATTCCAACGACGACCACAAGCCTGACAAGAAACGCCGATGCTGTCAGCATGACGGGCACCAACTTCAGCAGTTGGTACAACGCTACTGAAGGTGCAATGTTCTTTGAGGGCAGCACTTTTGTTGACCAAGGTTCGACAACCGTTTCTTTTGCTGAAGTAAGCAACGGCGTAAGCACCTCGGTCACTATGACGTTGGGCATGTTTGCTGCCAGCGCAGCTCTGTTCGCCGTTGTCAATACAACGACGCAAGCCAACATAAATTTAGGCGCGTTTTCGTTGAACACGGTCTTGCGTCTTACAGGTGCGTACAAAGCAAACTCTTTTGCGGCGGCTAAAAACGGAAATACGACTTTAACGGACACCAGCGGGTCTATCCCTGCGGTTTCTCAGCTTATCATAGGTCAGCGGTTGGGCGGCCTGTATATGAACGGTCACGCGCGCAAGTTCTTCTACTGGCCGCAACGATTGACTGACGTCGAAGTACAAGCATTCTCAAAATGAGGTTAACATGGGCCTGACAAAAGCCACTTACGCTATGGTCGATAGCGCCCCCGTGAGCGTGCTTGACTATGGGGCCGACCCGACAGGCGTTGCGGATAGCGCTGCCGCCATTCAGGCTGCGATGACTTACTGCGCCGCAAACTACAAGTCGTTGTTTTTCCCTGCTGGCGCTTACCTGTGCGCAAGTAATATTGTTGTTCCTCGTACTGGAAATACTCAAAGAGGATACAAGATTTTTGGTGAAGGTAAACACTACGCCTCTCGCATCATATTCTCAGGCGCCGCCGTTACGACCGGCCTGACATTCAACTCGTCCGGCGCGGGCGTCTATCAATACTGGGATACCCTGTCGGATCTTGCTATCTACGGTCAGAGCGGCGCGCTACAGGGGTTGACTTTTAGCTACGCCCACGCCCCGCGCATTGAAAACGTCCAGGTAAATGGATTTGCCCGTTCCGGCGTTTCCATGAGCAACTGCAACCAGCCTGTTCTTACGTCCATGTTGTTGGCTAACAACGGAAGCGCATCTTACGCACAAATCGCCATCGACCGCTGCACCGCTTTTACTTTGAGCGACAACTATATATCTGCGTCAAATGCCGGTGGTGTTGCCGGTATTGACATTGACCGCTGTCCAACAGGCACGGTGCGTAACGGCGCAATCGAAAGCACCGGCATTCCGATCCGCATTTGCGAAGCAGCAGAAAATGCCATTGCTTGCGCTGATATCAAGCTTGACGGCATCAACATGGAAAACCCGTCAACTCGTTACATTCGCGCCGGCTACGGTTGGACCGGAACAACCGGGCTTGGCGTAACGTCTCTCTACATCACAAATTGCCGAGGATACCCGTCCGGCAGCACCACCGCCGTTATTGGCGTAGACTTAAAAAACACGTTTGCCACGCAAATCGTAAGCTCTAACTTTGGCTTGTCTGCTGCTCCTACTGCTACGGTTAACATGGACGGCACGACAAATACGGGCGCGGTTATTGGGCAGTCTCGCACATCCTTTGGCCAGACTTACCCGTGGGTGTACTTGAACGGCGCTATTGTTTCGACTGCGACGCCGCTGATTGACTGGTATCAAAGCACCAGCAACGAGAACATTCTGAATGTTACCCGTTCGGCTACAACGGCCACTTTGGACAACAATGTTCTTGCGTCGCAAGGCGGTCTTTACAACTCTATATTTGCGTTGAACGCTTCGGCTACCACGATCAACCGGACGACCAACGTCCCCACCATAAACGGAACCCGACTTACAATCACGGCTGGCGACGCCAATACCACGCTGGCGCATTTGGGCGGCGGCGGAACCGGGCAGTTTTTGCTGACCGGCGGCGTCAACCTCGCCTTGGTTACGAACCGCGCGTACACGTTCTCCTACAATTCCAGCACGGGTAACTGGTCGCAAACCTAATTTGACCACCGTAACAAATCGTGTTACAGAAACATACCCCTACTGGCAGGGCACGCCAGGAACCGAAAGGTGAATAGATGACCGAGAACGAACTAGCGGGTGCGCCCGCGCCGGAACAGGCCCCCACGGCTGAACCTGTTGCCGCTACAGATACACCGCCGGAACCGACGCCAACGGAAGCATCCAAGACCTTCACTCAGGAAGAATTGGACGCAATCGTCGGCAAACGTCTCGCAAGAGAACAACGGAAATGGGAGCGCGAGCAGGCGCAGAAGGCCAAGTCCCAGCCCGTTCCGACGGAACCGCTGAAAGTTGACGACTTCGCCGATGCACCATCCTACGCCGAAGCCCTTGCTGAACGCAAAGCCCAAGAACTCTTGGCAAAGCGCGACGCAGAGGCCGAACGCCAGGCTACGCTTGATGCCTATCACGACCGTGAAGAGGAAGCGCGGAACAAGTACGACGACTTTGAACAGGTCGCCTACAACCCCAAGCTACCCGTCACGGAAACGATGGCGCAGACCATTCAGGCTTCGGATAACGGCCCCGATGTAATCTATTACCTCGGATCGAACCCCAAGGAAGCCGAACGGATTGCGCGCCTATCACCGCTCTTGCAGGCACGGGAAATCGGAAAGATTGAAGCCAAACTCGGCGACAATCCACCGGCCAAGAAAACTTCCACCGCCCCGGCACCGATTGCTCCGGTTACGGCCCGTACCTCAACAGGTACGCCTGCATACGACACCACCGACCCACGTTCTGTGAAGAACATGTCAACGTCGGAATGGATCGAAGCGGAACGGGCACGCCAGATCAAGAAGTACGAGGCTCAACGCAGACGCTAGTCCATAGGACATAGACATCATGGCCAATAGCCTTCTTACCATCGACATGATCACCCGCAAGGCTCTCGAAATCCTTGAGAACAACCTGGTGATCACCCGCAACGTGAACCGTCAGTACGACGACAGCTTCGCTGTCGAAGGCGCCAAGATTGGTTCGACCCTCCGCATCCGTCTGCCCGACCGCGCTCTGGTCACCGACGGTGCAGCCCTTCAGGTTCAGGATGACAACGAGCAGTTCACCACGCTCTCTGTCAACAACCAGAAGCACATCGGCGTGAACTTCACGTCGGCCGAACTGACCATGCAGCTTGACGATTTCGCGGATCGTGTTCTGAAGCCGCGTATTTCGCAGCTTGCATCGTCCATCGACGCTGACGTCGCCAACGCTTACAAGGGCATCTTCTCGTCCGTCGGCACCCCCGGCACGACCCCGGCCACTTCGCTCGTCCTGCTTCAGGGCCAGCAGAAGCTGAACGAGTTCGCCGCCATGATGCCGAGCCGCTACGCGACCGTGAACCCGGCCGCCAACGCTGGCCTCGTCGAAGGCATGAAGGGCCTCTTCAACCCGGTTGACACCATTTCCCGCCAGTTCAAGAACGGCATGATGGGCGAAGGTGTTCTCGGCTACGAAGAGATCAACATGTCGCAGTCGATCCAGCAGCACACCACGGGCAGCCGTACCGGCACCATCACGGTGGACGGCACGATGTCGGTTGAAGGCACCTCGAAGATCACGCTGAACGGCACCACGGGTAACACCCTCACTGTCGGCGACGTCTTCACGATTGCCAACGTGTATGCGGTCAACCCGCAGACCCGTCAGTCTACTGGCTCGCTCCAGCAGTTTGTTGTCACTGCGGCTAACACCGCTGCTGCCAGCAAGTTCACGGATGTCAACATCAGCCCGGCGATCTACACCCCTGCGAACGCTCTGGCCACGGTCAACAGCTTCCCGCAGAACCTCGCTGCCGTGACGTTTGTCGGCGCTGCTTCGACGATCTACCCGCAGAACCTGATCTACCACAAGGACGCTATCTCGTTTGCCACGGCCGATCTTCTTCTGCCGCAGGGTGTCGATATGGCTTCTCGCCAGGTTCACAATGGCATCTCGATGCGAATTGTGCGCCAGTACGACATCAACAATGACCGCCTGCCGTGCCGTATTGACGTGCTGTATGGCTACTCGGTCATCCGCGCCCCGATGGCTTGCCGTCTCTGGGGTTAACAGGTTAAAGATAGGAGAATACGACAATGGCTATTCCTAGCGTAGGCGGCGGTTATCAGTTCAACGACGGCAATCTTAACGAAGTTAAGATCTCCGTCGCTGCGGCCCCCGCAACTGCCGTAGACAGCGCGACGCTGACTTCGGCTCAGTTGATCAACGGCATCATCCTCGGCTCTCCGACGACCACGGCGGCGTACACGCTGCCGCTGGCCTCGGACCTTGACGCGGTGTTGACCAACTCCAAGGTCGGCTCGACCTTCGACTTCCGCGTGATCAATGTCACCGGCTCTGGCGTCATCACCATGACGACCAACACCGGCTGGACCATTGGCTCAAGCGGTTCTCAGGGTCTGATGACCGTCGCGGCCACGGCCGGCACGGTGCGCAGCTTCCGCGCCCGTCGTCTGGGCGACAGCTCTTGGGCACTGTACGCGATCTCGTAAGTAACACGACCCCCGCTTCGGCGGGGGTCTAACTCATCAAGGAGAACAACATGCCCAATACGAAGCCTGTTGGTGTTGCCTACGAGGACCCGTACCTCGACGGCGCCACCATCGTTAACCCGGTCTACTCGGCCAAGGGTGCAGCCCTGACGACGCAGTTGACGACCATCACGTCCACGGCTCCCGGTACGCCGGATTACGCCATTCAGGACTTGACCTCCACGACGCCTTTTGGCTTTGTGACCAAGGACGAAGGCAATTCGGTGCTGGCCGTCATCGCCAACCTTCAGACGCGCGTTGCGCAGCTTGAAAGTCGGCTTCAGGCGCTGAGCCTCATCGCGTAATCAAACAGGCGGTTCTCGGACCGCCTGTTCTTCACAAGGGAAAACCATGGCTGAAATTTACCTGATGCACTACCGTCATGGCATCAAGATTGCCACGATGGAACTGGAAGCGCAGTACGACGAACAGAACGGCTGGGTGCGTTTCGACCCGGACGAAATGGTCGCCCCGGCCGACGACTTGCCAGAATTGACGGCTGAAGCTAACGTGATGGCTGAGGCCCCGCGCCGTCGCGGCCGCCCCCGGAAGGACGACTAGCATGACGACAACTGCCGACATCATTTACGGTTCCTTGCGGCTCATTGGTCAGTTGGCGGAAGGCGAAGTTCCTTCTGGCGAAACCGCCCAAGACGCGCTGAACGCCATGAACCAGATGATCGACAGTTGGAATACCGAACGGCTTGCGGTGTTTTCGACCATAGACCAGATCGAAACCTGGCCGCCGGGGGAGCGCTCGCGCACCTTTGGCCCGACGGGCGACATCGTCGGCGCCCGCCCCGTCATGATTGACGACAGCACTTATTTCCGCGACCCGGCCAACGGCATCTCGTTTGGCTTGAAACTCATCAACCAGCAGCAGTACAACGGCATCGCCGTCAAGACCGTCACCAGCACCTACCCGCAGGTGCTGTGGGTCAACATGACGTACCCGAACATCGAAATGTACGTCTACCCGGTGCCGACGAAGGTCTTGGAGTTCCACATCGTATCGGTGCAGGAACTGTCCCAGCCAGCGACGCTCGGTACGGATCTGGCCTTCCCGCCCGGCTACCTGCGCGCGTTTCGGTACAATCTGGCCTGCGAACTGGCCCCGGAGTTTGGCGTGGAACCGTCTCGGCAGGTGCAGCGCATCGCCATGACGTCCAAGCGCAACCTGAAGCGCATCAACAACCCCGACGACATCATGGCGCTGCCCTACAGCATCGTGGCAACGCGGCAGCGGTTCAACATTTTCGCTGGGAACTACTAAGTGAAAACACCGATCCTTGGCTCCGCGTATGTTGCCCGCAGTGTCAACGCGGCCGACAGCCAGATGATCAACCTATTCCCGGAGATGGTGCCGGAAGCAGGCAAGGAACCCGCATTCCTCCAGCGCTGTCCGGGGCTGACGTTAAAGGTCAGCGTCGGTCTAGGCCCCATTCGCGGTCTGTGGTGGCATAGCGTCTATCTGTACGTCGTGTCGGGCAACACCTTCTACCAGGTCACCTCCTCTTGGGTGGCGACCGCCAAGGGCACCGTGAGCGGCACCGGCCCGGTCAGCATGGCCGACAACGGCACGCAGATCATGATTGCGGCCAGCCCTGACGGCTACATCTACAACACCAGCACGGGCGTCTTTGCGCAGATCACCGACCCGGACTTTCCCGGTGCGTCGCTTGTGGACTATCTGGACGGCTATTTCGTGTTCATCCAGCCCGACAGCCAGAAGATCTGGGTGACGGCGCTGCTGGACGGCACCAGCATCGACCCGCTGGACTTTGTCAGCGCAGAAGGCGACCCTGACAACATCGTCAGCATGATCGTCGATCACCGCGAGGTCTGGCTGTTTGGCGAAAACTCCACGGAAGTCTGGTATAACGCCGGACTGTCGGACTTCCCGCTGGTCCGCATCCAGGGCGCGTTCAACGAACTGGGCTGCGCGGCGCGGTACAGCACCGCCAAGATGAACAATCAGGTCTACTGGCTGGGCAAGGACGACCGTGGCCGTGGCATCGTCTACGCCGCCAACGGCTACCAAGGCCAGCGCATCTCGACCCACGCCATCGAGTGGCAGATCCAGCAGTACAGCACGCTCACCGACGCCATCGGCTACACCTACCAGCAGGACGGCCATTCCTTCTACGTGCTGGTGTTCCCGTCAGCCGGCGCAACGTGGGCCTATGACGCCACGACGGGGGCCTGGCATGAGCGCGCGGGCTGGAGCAACGGATCGTGGGTGCGCCAGCGGCCCGTGGCGCAGATCTCCTATCAGGACGAGGTGCTGGTGGGCGACTACCAGAACGGCAACATCTACGCCTACGACCTTGACGTCTACACCGACAACGGCGCCCCGCAGCGCTGGCTGCGGTCGTGGCGCGCCCTGCCGACGGGGCAGAACAACCTGATGCGTACCGCGCAGCACGCGCTCCAGTTGGACTGCCAGACCGGCGTCGGCTTGGTCACCGGGCAGGGCAGCGACCCGGAGGTCATGCTGCGCTGGTCGGACGACGGCGGCCACACCTGGTCGAACGAACACTGGCGCAAGATGGGCGCCATCGGCCAGTACGGCTACCGCACCATCTGGCGGCGGTTGGGCATGACCATGAAGCTGCGCGATCGCGTCTACGAGATCAGCGGCACCGACCCGGTCAAGATCGCCATCATGGGCGCCGAGTTGCAGGTGAGCCGGACCAATGCCTAACATCACCAACATCACCCCGCCTCGCGTCCCGCTGACGGACCCGCGCACGGGGCTGATTGCGCGTGAGTGGTATCTGTTCCTGCTGAGCCTGTTCAACCAGACCGGCGGCAGCATCGTGTCGCTGGAAG